CTGATGCTTTTTTGGCCAAAGGATATCAAGTCGCTGGAATTGATAATTTATTGGGTGGTTATCGTGATAATGTTCCAGATGGTGTTGAATTTTATGATTTTGATTTACTTGAGTTGGACCGACTTCAAAACATTATGAAAGGTTGTGATGTGGTATATCATACTGCATGTACCGCATATGAAGGATTATCCGTATTCTCACCTTCACTAATTGTACAAAATACCACTCAAATTGCTGTCAATGCAATGACTGGCGCCATTCAGGCTGGTGTTCCTAAATTTGTACATTGTTCATCAATGGCAAGATATGGTACACAAGATAGAGTTCCATTCACCGAAGATATGATTTGTAAACCTCAAGATCCATACGGAATTGCCAAATATGGTACTGAACTGTTATTGAAGAATTTGGCTGAGGTACATGATATCGAACTAGTAATTGCCATTCCCCATAATATCATTGGACCTAGGCAAAAGTATGATGATCCTTTCCGTAATGTGGCAAGTATTATGATTAATCTGATGTTACAAGGTCGTCAACCCATCATTTATGCTGACGGATCGCAAACCAGGTGTTTTTCTGATATATCTGATGATGTTGGTTGTCTTGTTGAATTTGCTGAGAATCCTAAGGCGGTTGGAGAGATTTTTAATATTGGTCCAGATGAGAATCCGGTAACCATTTTAGAATTAGCTCAGGTTACTGCCAAACTACTGAATTTTAATCTGGATCCAGTATTCATGCCAGGTCGACCACAGGAAGTCAAACATGCAAATTGTTCGGCTGATAAAATTCGTTATTTCTTTGGTTATGAAACAAAAACTACATTGGAACAATCCTTACAAAAACAGATTGATTATATCAATGTTCGTGGTCCTAAAGCTTTTGAATATCATTTACCGCTCGAAATTATTTCGGAAAAAACTCCTAAAACTTGGTCACAAAAATTGTTCTAATTCCAATAATTTGGACGCTATATATCGAAGCCAATATCCCTAAAGTGGATTTTATAATTCTAAAAGTTGTATAAATAAGCAACCGGCAACCAAAGTGTGTTGCAAATCTAGAGGGAAAATTCATGTATTCATTTTTATCATTCTTAAAGGAAGAGGCTTCTGGTGAAGGTTCTGAATTGAAACATATTCACCATGCTGAAGATAGACCTTTAATGCACGGCCATGCCGGATTCGAACATGCACATGCAGCTTTGATGAAAGCTCATGCGCATATGACTGGTGGACATAAGAACACCAATCTAACAATGAAATATGATGGTTCTCCATCTATTGTCTTTGGTCACCATCCCAAAAACGGTAAGTTCTTTGTAGCAACTAAATCTGCTTTCAATAAGACACCTAAAATCAATCATACAGAAAAAGATATTGATAAGAACCACGGACATGCTCCTGGTTTAGCAAGAACACTCAAACATGCACTCAAACATTTACCTAAAGTAACACCTAAACATGGTGTATATCAAGGTGATTTGATGCACCATGCAGAAACCAAAACACTACATGAAGATTACATCGTAGAAGCTAAAGGTGATGTTTCTTTTACTCCTAATACAATCACTTATACTGCTAAAGGTGAACACGCCAAAGCAATTAAGAAATCTAAAGTTGGTGTTGTGGTTCACCACAAATATAGTGATGATATGAAACATGCTTCACCCCATGTTGATATGAGCCACTTCAAACATCACACAGATGTTCACATTCATGGCGCAGAACACGATACAAGTAAAGTTAAACATTCTGATGAGAATGAAAAGACATTTCAAAAACATATGGCTGCAGCAAAAGAAATTCATGATACACATGGCCATAAGATGTATGATGCTGTTCACTCTAAACATAGTGGTGAACACGGACACCTTGCCACATATATAAACAAAACCGTAAGACATGATGAAGTTCCAAGTGTTAAAGGTTTTAAAGAACACTTAAAATCTCATCATGACAAATTGGCTGCCAAAGTTTCTACTGAGAAATCCAAATCAGAAAAGACTAAAGAGGGTGCTTCACAAGTTGCTCATGTTGAGAAACATAAAGAACATTATGGTAACTTGTTTGCAATGCACCACCATTTACATCAAGCTAAAAATGCTTTGGTTAAATCTTTAGAAACACATGAGGGACACTACCAACATCACATTGCTGGTAAGAAGTCTAAACCTGAAGGTTTCGTGGTTCACCATGATAATCAACCAACTAAATTGGTTAATCGTGCTGAATTTGCTAAACAAAATTTATTAAAAGTCCGTAAATGAAATCATTTTTAGAATTAGTTGAAGAAACAAAACAAGGTGAAAAACACCATGTTATGACCTTTGGTCGCATGAATCCACCCACCACAGGTCATTTAAAACTAATCGATAAAGTCAAAGATGTTGCCAAGAAACATAATGCAACACATTCCGTAGTGGTATCACATTCACAGGATGCCAAGAAGAATCCTCTATCAGGTGAACAAAAAGTTAAACATCTGAAAAGATATTCTCCTGATACAAACATTCACAAATCTTCAGCCGAAGCACCAACAATATTACATCATGCAGCAAAAGCTCATGGTGCCTCACACTTACATGTGGTGGTTGGTTCTGACCGTGTTAAAGAGATGCATCATCTATTACACAAATACAATGGTGTTGAAGGTAAACACGGAAAGTATCATTTCAAGAAAATTACAGTTCATTCTGCTGGACAAAGAGATCCTGATGCAGAAGGTTCTAGTGGTATGTCTGGTACTAAGATGCGTCACCATGCCGCCTCAGGTAACTTCAAAGAGTTTCGTAAAGGTGTACCAGAACACGTTTCAGATAAACACGCAAAAGAATTGATGCACGATACTCGTAAAGGTATGGGTATACACGAAGATGTTAACCGTAGTCTTTTTAAAGTTATCTTTGTAACCGGTGGTCCAGGATCAGGTAAAGATATCATTATTCGTGAGGCTATTGCTGATTCTAGAGCTGTGGAATTGAATCAAATTCAAGCTTATGATTATCTGGCAGACAAACAAAAACTATCCGAAAAGACAAGCGATTTACGCAGAGAAGCTATTCGTAACCGTGGTTCTTTGATTATTAATGGTCCTGCTGATGATATGGACCGTATTTCCTATATTAAGGAAGAGTTGGAAGAATTGGGTTATAAGACTATGATGGTATTCGTAAACACCACAAACGAAGCCAGTCAAGAACGAAATACAAAATTATCTAGAATGATGGTTGAATCCGTCAGATATGATAAGTGGATGCAAGCTCAGAAAAACAAACAAGTTTTTTCTGAATCCTTTGACAATTTCATGCACATCGATAATACTGGTACGTTAAGTTGTATTGAAGAAGATATAACTAATACATACCTAAATATCAATGAGTTTATTGAAAACAAGTCCTATAGTGAAGTGGCACTTTCCTGGTTACAAAACCACGGTAAGTTAAATATAGGTGATAGAATTGATACTTTATTTAAGGAACAAAAAAATGTTAAAAGCAATTTTAAATTTATTCAAGGCAGAACCACAGACATCAGCACCGCAGCCAGAGGAGAAATCCCTCCAGACAACAGAGGAGAAGATCCAAACTCCGGTAACATCAAGTGGGGTGGAAACAAGCGAACCAAAGACTACATCTTCCGCAACTACAGCGAAGAAAGCAAGCCAAGGATCCAAAAGTTAGCCAAAGATTAAGAAATGTGGCTTCGGTGGGTCCAGAATTCGATACACGCCAACAAGGAACAGTATATCCTATGTCAGGTCTTGGCGATGTAACATATAGAGAAGAAACCGATTTCAATAAGTTCAGAAATCGATTAAAGGAAGCCATTGATGATCCAGGTGCAAATGACATGGGTGTTGGTGGTACTTTAAATGGTTCGACAAACAAAGAACCTATGGAAACATATTCAGATAAAATTAAAAATTTACCCGCAGTAAAAAAGAAAAAACAGGAGAAATAAAATGTTTTACAAAGATAAGAAGATTAATTCCATTGCTGATGCTGTAAGGCAAGTAACGGAAGCAGAAAAAGTTCAAACACCTACAG